CTTTGGTCATACCAGCCCCTGCTTTCGTTGGACGAAAGTTCTTTTTGTTACGGGCTGGCATTTTATCGGCTTTACGGGCCATGATTAAGCCTTAACTAACTTGTAGCCTTTTGCTTTGGCCGCAGAGCGAATTGATGCAAGGGTCATTGCTCCACCGCGCTTACCACCTTTAGCCATGCCTTTGGCTTTCATCATCTTGCCGCCACGCTTCATACCTTTGGTTTTTGATTTACCACCATAACGCATTTTTTTGGCACCACCGCGCTTACCGCCTTTTGCCATGCCCTTACTCTTCATCATCTTCTTCATTGTCGCTCTCCGCATATAGATTGTTAAATACCCGTGCTGTATCTTCTACATAGTTTGGGTCTTGTTTAGAATGGTGAACCCACTGACTAGGAGTGAAGTCCGGTGGGCCATCGCCCGTTACAAACCAAGCAGGGTTTGTTACCCTTACTCTATTATTGGGCAGTGCAACCATGTTGCCTGTCCACTCACCAGCATCCATCAGTTCTAGCACGTGGCTTTGTTTGTGTTGGGCTGGATCATCTGCTACTTCAGTATCTGTGTAGTCGATTGTGAAATAATATTTAGCCGGAAAGAAGTCACCGTCTATCTTAGCCAACCACGGACAGGGGGTCGCCCTGTTCAAAACAAACACCGAATGATGATGTGATTGGCAGTCCCACGGTTGGGCCAAGTGGGTTGGCATTGGTGTAGGCCACTCATCAAAGGGTGTGTCGCCTACAAGGGCCGTTAGTGGCATTCGTGCCCACATTGCCCCGCCGTGTACATTTTCTTCTTCTTCACACCCTGTAAACAAAACCTGAAACGATAAGGTTTTCATGGGCAGTGTGGTGACGGCTATCACCATTGCGTGAAGAAATTCACCTTGATACCTATCAAAGTTGGTAGTATACTCTCTGCGTACCCAAGCTTTGAAGTATGGTATGTTACTTGTAATATAATTCATAAAGCATCTCCTTTGATGCCATTATGCCTTATATTTTGCTTTACGTCCACTACTTCTTTTTCTGCCTGATGCTGTAACAGACCACTTTACTTTACCCGGTCCTGTCTTCTTTGCAGCTTCTTTTTTGCTTATGCGACCAGCTACTTTGGCTGGTCTACAAGCTGGATACGGACGTTTGCCTTTCTCTTTACCAGAGCGACCACATTTCTTGCCAGTCTTTACATCTCGCCAATCTTCTTTGAACCATTTTGTAAGACCGCCCTGTGGTTTGCCCATTATGCGTAAGTCCCGCCACGTTTTTTGTAAGTTCTGACCAACCAAGCATTTGCATATGCGCTTGGATATACATCGAACTTGCGTTTAGCCTCTGCCTTTACTCGTGCGTAAAGTGCCTTATTTTTTGGCGTAGGGCTTTTTGATTTCTTTTTTGGTGTAGCTTTTTTTCTAGGTGCCATTACTTACCCCAATGTTTAGCTAAATAATTCTGTACCAACGTTGACTTGAGAGCCATCGGGTTTTCTTCTTTCAAAAAGCTTGCGTTTATTTCAAACAGGTTTTTTAGTATGTAGCTCTGTTCGTAAGAAACGTTACTGGACATCCAACCTATAATTGCTTTACGCGAACCTTTTGTTATCGGCTTTACACCGTGAGGGTATATGATTGGGAATATAAGCATTTGTCCTTTTCCGATTGTGTAGCTTATTTCACCTACATCATTATTTAGGACAAACTCCCCACCCTCATACTCATCACTAAGACCTAATGAAAACCCGTAGTCAAAGTAAATGTTGTTACTTCTAGGTGCAGCACGAAACGAATCTATATGCTTTTTGTAAAAGCCACCCTCTTCATACTCATTGTAAAAGTTTACCGATACTCTGTTTGGACAAACTACTGAGTCTATGTAAGGGTTGTTATATATTCTTGTTGACACGAGTTGCCTTACTTCGGGTGTCATGTCGGGCGACTCTGTATTCTTTTTTAAATCTTCACTGTCTGATCTGGGTTGTGTCTTTGCCCCATCTTCTTTGGCACCCCAGTTTTCTATGCAGTATTGTACTTCTTGTTCAGATAAAAGTTGTAATAGCATGGTATATCTCCCGGCTGTTTGGACTGCTTATATCATATTTTCGCCGGGTTGTAAAGGGGGCAAGTTGCCCTGCCCCCAATAGTATTATGTTCCAGTAGAAACTGTAGCAGATTCTACAGGGTTCTGTGAGATATCTGCAAGAACTACGTGAATGCGGAAACGTGCAGCAGATTCACCACTAGAGCCGCCATCAAGGATGAGGGCGTCAATAGTGTCTGCAGAAGTCAGGATACGGGCGTTAGAGCCAGACGCGCCTACTGCAGCCTCTAAGAACGGAGTAAAACCAGCAGCGAGTACAGAACCGTCAACAAAACAGTCTACATCACCACCAGTGAAACCAACGTCCAAAGTGATCTGTGAGTTACCACGTGCTTCCAAAACTTCCAAAGCACCAGCAACAATCATGGTATCTGCAGGAACGTCAATCAACTGAATGATATCGCCGCCTGTACCACCGTCAGCGGTGTCATGGACTTGAGAAGTCATCACGTAAGGACGTGCAACATTTCCGGGATGTCCAGAAGTTCCACCATTAGGAGTTCTATCAATAGTAGCCATCAGTTAGCCTCCCTTACGCAAAGTCTACAACGCCGCGAACGATAGCTTCTGGACGTAATACTTTCTGTCCAAAAACGTGCAGTCCACGAATAACGTCGGAGAACGATTCGGTTGAACGAACCACTTCTGTCTTTGCAATGTGCGAAGCAGTAGAAGTGGATGACATGTGACCAGCAAGAACAACGTTCTCAGAACCGTCGGTTGCGAGAGTTGCAGATGCGTCAGTCAAAGTCACTTGGTCAGTGCCGCCTGTGCTGTTCAAGGCAGTTGACTTGTAGCAACGGAAACCAGCGAGAGTGCCGACAGTTGCCAGACCGTTACGAAGTGGGGAAGTGGCATCACCAGTTACCTGCACTTCAGCGATCTTGTTACCAGCTTGGAACACCTTCTCGTAGAAGATTGGTGGTGCAACAAACCAGCGATTTTCTTCTGGCACAGACTCATCGTCAAGGAGACGGGCCATTGCAAGCATCAGGTTGATACCAGCATCGTCTGTCTCAATGTTGATTGGTGCGTTTGCAGTACCGATAGTACCAGCAGCAGCAGTCGTGACCAAAGTTGTGCCAGATACAGCAGAAGCTGCAATACCAGCACCGTCAGACATAGCCTGAAGAACCGTCTTATCGTACTTACGCTTCAGAGCAAATGCACCTGAAGAGGTGGCAAGTGCTTCAAAGTTTACGTGCGAATGACGCTCTTCAATGTCGTCGATTTTAAATGCGAACGCATTGGCTTGGTCAACGGTCATTGTGATTTGATCGTCAGCCAAGTTTTGTGGGTTCACTACAGAGCCACGTGTGTACGCAGCAACTGTTACGGTAGGCTCTTTTATGATGCGAACCGTATCGCCAAAGTTTTCAATTTCGCCAGCGTAGTCAGTATTCGTGATGTCTTCAACAACCGAAGCGCGACGAAAGAACTTGAGAACTTTTTGGCTAAAGATTTCCGGTGCAAAATTACCGGAAGGCAGGTTACCATAACCCGCAGCAGATCCGAAAGCCATTGTTCGATCCTTCCTGTTTTGAGGTCTATGAGTTTAAGTCGATTCGCCCCTCTGCCCGTGCTGCGTCCAATTCGGCTTCCACCTTTTCAAACTCCCACGGTTTCATCCGGGCGATTTGTGAAGCTTTCCAAATCTTTTTATCTCCAGATGCTTCGGACGTGATGTCCTTTGCTTTTGGTGATCTTACAGCAGTGGCTGCTGCTTCTGTAGATTTGGTTTTCTTCTTTTTTGAGATACCTGCATCTGCTTTGTACAGATCGATAACTCGTGAAGCCCAACGAGCATCGGTATTGTTTTTGTAAATACCATCGGAAATAGATTCCGGCTGTTCGTCAAGCCAAGTTAAGAACTTTTCATCAGCCTTTATTTCATTAAAGTCTGGGTGATTGTTCAACAGTTCGCGGTATGCACTTTGAACCTTTAACTCTTGCTCTCTTTCTTTGATTGTTTCAAGTTCTTCCTGAAGACCCTGTGACCGTTCTTGAGCTTTCATAGCTGCGACAGTCTCAACAACATCATACACGTCCGGGTATTCTTGTTTGAACTTTTCCAATTCTTCTGGAGATTTTGGTAAAGAGATATCTGGGTTAGTTGCTACGGTTTGCATAGCTGCTTCCATCTCTTTTTCACGCTGTTTGAAGTCTCTTACCTTTTCGTCATAATGACGCTTGAGATCATCATATCTTTTTTTGTAGTCGTGTTTTTCTTCGGTTGGTTCCGAAGCTTCTACAAAAGATTCTGCTGCTTTCTCTTCAGGCTGATCTTCTTCTTGCGCTTCTTCAACATTGGTTTCTTCATCGTCGTCTTTGTAAACGTCTGCTTTGTATTCGTTACGATAAAGTGTTTCGCTATTGATGGTACCAAATGAGTCATTTGGTTTGTTGGCACGAATGCCGCGTACTTTTTTTGCCATTTTATTTACCTCAGTTTGCGGGGCTACATGGCTGTAGGTAGCCGCGTCGGTTGTGTCAGGGCCGTTAGTTAACGGGTAGCTGACGGATACTTTCAGGGATTAAATATTGGTGTCGTCCTAAATTTGTAGTTGTCTCTGCTGTCGGAGTCCATTCCCCAGATTCTACTTTTTGTCTAAAAGATTTGTCTGTGGATGTTTTAGGATTCCAAAAGAACAAACTTCCCTGTGTAAAATCATCCTGTATACCTGCTAGAATTTCTTCTGCATCGTTACGTAACTTCTGGTATTTACTTCTACCATAATCTGTTTGTGTGATATCTTTTAACGTTTGTCTAAGAGTTCTTGGCTCTAAAGCGTTAAACTGATAGATGCCTTTGCCGCCCTGTGTTCGTTGAGTAACAACATCAAAAACACTATTTAATTTTGAAAAGTCTTCAAAATCAGAGTCGGTTCTATTCATAATAACGTGAGCGACACCTCTCATACCTTCATCCCCTAAAATAGAAGCCTCTCCCATCATCACTAGGGCTAAAGCATCTTCAGCAGGTAAAGATTTGAATAACTCTTTTGCTTTTTTACGAGCTATTTCTGGCGACTTAAATTTATTTTTATATTGGTTATAAATTTCATTTAATTGATTTATGCCACCAGAGGGTTGATCTATGATTTCCATTCCTTGTTTTTCTATGAAACCCCCACTTGAAGCTCCAACTTTTGATCCATACTTTGCTTGTCTGCGAGATACTTCTGGCTTGCCTTCATCGTTTAATTTTTCTAAATACCCTTTACCCATTTTCTTTTCTATATAGGCAACGTATTCTGGATGAATAGATCGTTCACCATCGGACAAAGCAACATCAACCATCTTTGGTCGTTTATCAGATAACTTTACATTTCTTTTTGCTTCTGCAACCAACTTGTCAAGTTGCTTTTCATACTTATCATTTGAGGGCTGATTCATAATCATAGTGCCCTCTGGGACAGAGGTATATCGATTGTCAGCTATGGATTGTTCATCGGTTACGGAGTCGGGGTCTTTGTTGATAAAGCCTTTGGTTACCTTTGGTGTGCCCATCGCGTATCCCACGCGACCGCCCTTGTTAAATGGTGAACCGCCGGGGCCACCTTCCTTAGAAAATCCTTCTCTTTGGGATTCAGTTGCTCCACCACCGGGACTTGGATCATCACGTCCACCGCCCTGATTAGCTTGACTCTGAGCAGTGCCAGCGTGAGGGCTACCTTTACCGCCGCCGGGACCAAAACCAGTGTCAGGGGAGTACATCTCAAATTGTCCACCGGGTCTTTCAAAGAATGAAAATCCAGCGTCCTCTAACGCTTTTTTTGATGTTCCGGCTGGCATGTTACTAAATGCGTACCCTGAATATGGGTTGGTAACAGGTGCCCAATTACCTGATGGATCATAGCTCCCAACTATGCTACCGGGGCGAGTAGGGTCTGGCCTACCCTCACCCCTCACTGTGAAACCCTGAAACGCTGTATCCGTAGCAAGTCCCGGATTAGGACCAAAGGGATCTATACCAAGTAATGTTGCAACATTATATTTATTTTCTGTCTGCGAATAAGTAACTTGAGGATCTAAACCCATAGCTACGGCTCTACCGGGACCATATGCAGTAGGCTGATTAGCCAGTAAAGAAGTAATTAGTGCGTCTTCATATACATCTTGATCAACGTTAGTAAACCCACCCACATTGCCGCTCAAGGTGTACCCTTCCAAATCAAAGCCAAAAAAATCTGCGATTTTACCTGCAAAAGTTTCTGATGTTGGTTCGACCCCTACAAGCTGATTCCCCATTAAGCCTGTGCTATATTCATCACTAACTTGAGACATATCCGCTATTCTACTCAAGTTTTCCATGTTATATTTTTGTCCTGCTTCCATAAGAGGACCGAAAAATCCGGGCATCATTGCGCCTACCGCTTTTGATACTCCCGTAGCTCTAACTGTTCCGGTAAGAGGATTGACGGCTTCTGGAAAAGCCATGTAATCTGTGATTTTTTCCTCTACGTAATCAAGAGCTTTTCCTAACAAACTTGTCCCACCTAACTTACTAGTGGGTGTGCTTGAACTCTGCGTTGGCGAAGGAGTACCTGCTCCTTCTCCTAAATCTGTATCAACAGGTGGTGGGCTTGTACCCTCTACATAGGATCTTGCAAAATTATCGCCGTATAAAAAATATCCTCTAGCAACTTCTTCAAATGGAGAAGGAACGCCGACACCTTTTCCCAAAGCTACAGCCCCATAATATGGACCTAAATTACCATACATATAATTTTCGACGAACGGGTTTGTCATTAATCAGTTATATCCCTAGCTGCTACAGCAGCATCATAGTCGTCTTTTAGACCTCTAAGCGTTTCCAGTGAAGTTATCTTCCCCTGCAGTCGGAACACTTCCAGTTCCGATCTGGCCCCCACCAACGCCCGAAGCGTCATTTGGATCTGCTCCTGCAGGAGCGTCTCCAAGCTGTTCCATGCTTCCTTGTTGGTCACTAGGGGGCTGATTTTCCGGGCCTCCTGCTTGTTGAGCATTTGCAAGTCCTTTCAACATCTCAGCAAAAATTTGTGCTTCGCTTACGTCGTTTACCAAGCTGTCAGGGTCAATATCCTGTGCTATTGCAAGCTCTCGCATTAGGTTAGGTATTTTGATGAACGGAGCCAGCATGGGGTTGGAAACAGTTTGCAGAAGAGTCGTTAGTCGCTGTGTGCGAACTTCCTTCTGCATCACGGCTGCAACGCCGCGTGGTTTAATCTCTAAGTCACCCTCAATATCAGGTGCATCATTATTGAATTGCATGTTCCATTGGAAGTATGCCTCTCCCAAAGGTTTTAGTAATGCGTCGTCTATATTCTTAATCACAGTTTTTAGGGATAAGCTTGCACCACCAAGAAGCATAGACAAGCCAGAAGCTGTTCGTCCTGTGCCACTTACACCCGTTTGACCGTGCATGATTGACGGCAAGCCTGTTTCTTCATCTGCAAGCTGCCGACTGATCTGATACATCTGTATGTTTTCAGGTGCTGTGTTAGGAAACTTGAGTCCGTTAATGGCTGTTCCAGTTACTCCTGATTGCCGACGGAATATTTTGCCGGGGAATATGTCCATGTTTTGTCCGGGGACTAAGCTTGCTTCATCCACGTCAAATACCAAGTTACCCGCAAGAGAGAGATTGTCGATTGCCATACGAACATGACCGTTCATCAGCATCTGTGCATCTTCCATGTTTTCTGCGATACCAACGCCCCACATTTGATATGGGTTAATTTCATATGGAAATACGTGGTATGGTATTCTTGCTGGTGTGAAAGGATTGAGGACACATCGTAAAACAAACGGGCCACATACCCATACGTTTACTTGTAACTGATCCATTGAGGACATGCCCTCTGGAATGTCCATGCCCACTTCTTCAGCAAAGTATCTATCAAGAACACCCCAGTATTCTAAAACTTCAAAACGGTTTTCCTGATAGTATGCTTCTGTCTCATCCTCACGAATTGTATCTTCATAATACTTGTCTTCGTAATTTGATCCTTTTGCCAATGCATTTTCGATTGCATCTTTGTAGAAGTATGGAAGATTTATTAAAGCACGAAGCTGTTGCTTATTCAAACGATGTCGTTGAATTACATACTCACAGTCTTCAATACTTGTAGCAGATGGATCTGGATGAAAATCCCAAGCAGAAACATGTTCGATACGAGGCACTACCTTTTCGTAAGGTTCGTACACTCTGTCTCCGTCGTCACCTCTTGTCCACTTGTGTATGCGTTTATAAAAGTTAAATGGTCCTTTTACAACGCCCGTGCCAAGCAGCGCAGATTCAAATATCGCACTGCGAAACACATTTACAGCACTTGTATCCAAAAGCTGATCGTGTATTGTTTTTTCTAAGTTGAGGGCAGCTTTTTGAGCGGGAGATATTTGTGCCTCTCCCATGAGTGCTGGCCCTTCAGCTATGGGCATACCATTGTATCTGTTTTTCAGGCCACCAAGAAAGTCGGTATCGCCGCCCGGAGTTGCTTGCATAGCACCCGGCTCCAACATTCTACCATCACCATTGAATCCGTAAGGATCAACTATATCATCCAACGGTGTTTTCATGTGAGCAAACTCTGCTATACCTTCTGGTACAGGAGTAGGCTCAACAACCAAAGGAAACTTCTTGTTTGCAAACAGGATGTCAATTATCTGTCCGTATGCAGCAAGAACTTTTGTTTTGGTTATTTTGATAAATACTCTGGATCGCTCACTGTCACGATACTGTGTAGATGAATCGTATATACCACGAAAGTTCTTGAAAGCTTTTAGCCAACGTTGCTCGTAGGTATATCTTCCATTTTCAGCATCTTCAAACTTAGAACGAATGTACCCGGCAAGACCCGGCATGGCCTCTGCGGGTTCGACCAGTGGCACCTGAGTATCATCAGGCGGCTCAAGAAAGTTTTCAGACATGCTAGTTCCTAGCTAAAGTAGTTTCTGTCTTCTGCCATTGTGTTGAAAGAAGCTTCAACTGTTGGCTTTGTTTGCTTTTTAGGCATATCTTCGTAAATAGGTGCAGTCTGTACACGAGTTTGGAACTCCAGACCTTCACGGTAAAGCTTGTTTACACCTGCTTGATCATCAACAGACTCCTTGTCAGAGTTCATGATGTAAGCAGCACCGTAGTTGTAATTACCAGTTGTTGCATTCGCCATAGGTTTCTCTCCCCTATGATTAGTTTAAAAACGAGCCGCGAAGTGTTGTTTCTTCACCAGCAAGTGCGGCACTTCTTGCTTGGTTAACTCTGTCTTTTGCCCCCTCTGCTGAGAGCATACCTTGTCTTCTTTGAAAAGGCTCACTTTCTGTAATTCGTACTCTTGGCATATCAGTTGTATCTGGTTGTAATGGTGGCACAGGTGGAGCGGGAGCAGGGGGTGTTTCAGGTTGTCTCGCTCTCATACGGGTTATGTCTGTTGGAACTTTTGGTGGTAGTCCGACTCCAAACAGTTCTCCTGCTGTGCCTAGTAGTGCACCGGGGGATGTTGCCAAACTTTTCTCCCCGGGTTCTCTTTCCATACCAAATAGCTCTGCAAAACCCTGTCGTCCTCTCTCCTCTGCTACATCAAATCTGTCTGGTTCATCTGTTTTATCAGCAAGTGCAGATTCAATACCTAAACCAACTAAGTCTCCTAACGGGCCGGGAGTTGCTCCTAAAACTCCTGCAGTTGCTAGACCAAGAGTTGT